TATAATCAATATCTGGCAAGTTTAAATCATAGAAATTCTCAAAAACAAGAATTGGATGAAATTAAAAAAGATATTGATGAAATTAAATCTTTACTAAGGGAAATTATCAATGGATCCAAATGAAATTAAACTGGAAACAGTGGATAAAATGTTCGAATTTGAAAAGCATTCAAGAGTTATTGATGATCTAAGTGTTGAAGAACTTAGAAATTTTTCAAAACTATATTGTAAACTTTATCTAAAGCAACAAGAGGTTATCAAATCTCTAAGTGTTGTGGGTGGAAATCTTTAATAAATAAAAAGTAGAGATCTAAAAAATACATGGCTGCAGTATATGTCAGCAATATAGTTGTAAACTCTGGTAGTGATTTTAGTCAATCTTTTACGTTAGAAGGAGCATCAACAAATTCTTCTTTTAACTTAACTGGTTATACAATAACATCTCAGATGAGAAAGTGGTCTGGTAGTTCATCTGCAGTAAACTTTACAACTTCTATTGAAAATCCTCCAACGGCAGGTAAAATATTAATTAGATTATCATCAGTCCAAACGTCTTCTTTAAAACCAGGAAGATATGTTTATGATGTATTGATGACAGATGAATTTGGTATAAAAAATAAAGTTATTGAGGGTATGGTTCTCGTAACAGAAGGAGTTACCAGATAATGTCTGATATTAAAGTAAGAGTCGGACAACAAAATGCTATAAAAATTGTATCCAGCATTTCTGGATCTTCTGGTGGTCAAGCATATGTTGCGGAAAATGTAATAGGTGGTATAGCTTCAGTAAGAGCACTTCATGTAAGTGGCATATCAACTTTTGTTGGAATTAGCACCTTTAAAAATGATGTTTTTATTGATGGTGATCTAACGATAGGAGATGATTTAAAGTTTGATTCTTTTATTGCTCGTGAAGGTATCATAACTGGAATCGCAACTGTTAATAATTTAAATGTAGTTGGAGTATCAACTTTTGTTGGTCTCAGTACTTTTCAAGACAGTGTATACATTTATGGTGGTTTAAATTATAGATCATTTTCTTCTTTTGGAATGCCATATTTTAATGCAACTGGACTTATAGTTTCAACATCAAGTCCTGGAAGTGGAATTGATTATACTAACTATATAATGACAACTGATAATGCTGGAATTCCAGCTTGGTCAAACGCAATAGACGGAGGATTTTATTAATGTCTAAACCTACAAGTAGGCAACAACTTATAGACTACTGTTTAAGAAGACTTGGTGCTCCTGTTTTGGAAATAAATTTAGATGATGATCAAATAGATGATCTTGTTGATGATGCGTTACAATATTTTCACGAGAGACACTTTGATGGTGTCGAAAGAATGTATTTAAAATATAAAATAACCGAACAAGATTTAAATAGGGGTAAAGCAGATCCATTAAATGGTGTTGGAATTCAAACTACTACTGGAAGTGCAAATATTGCAGGAATTGGAACTACAACTTTTAATTTTTATGAAAATTCAAACTTTATTCAAGTGCCTGATTCTGTAATAGGAATCGAAAAGATTTTTAAATTTGATACAAGCACAATATCTGGAGGTATGTGGAGTATTAAATATCAACTATTTTTAAATGATCTTTATTATTTTAATTCCGTAGAACTTTTACAATATGCTATGGTGAAAACTTATCTTGAAGATATTGATTTCTTATTATCTCCAGATAAACAAATTAGATTTAATAAAAGACAGAATAGATTATATATTGATATAGATTGGAATGCAAAATCAAAAGATACATTCATAATTATTGATTGTTATAGAATTTTAGATCCAAATGATTTTACTAAAGTTTATAATGACAGTTTCTTGAAAAGATATTTGACTGCTCTAATGAAGAGACAATGGGGACAAAATCTGATTAAATTTAGAGGAGTTAAACTGCCCGGAGGTATTGAACTAAATGGTAGGGAATTATATGAGGATGGGGAGAAAGAAATAGCAGACATCGTACAGAGAATGTCTATGGATTATGAACTTCCACCTTACGATTTTATTGGATAATGGCACTTAATCCTTTTTTCTTACAAGGTTCTCCTAACGAACAAAGACTTGTACAAGATTTAATAAATGAGCAACTGAAAATTTATGGAATAGATGTTATCTACATTCCTAGAAAATTTGTAAGGAAGCAAACTATAATAAAAGAAATTCAATCTTCAAAGTTTGATGATAATTTTGCTATAGAAGCTTATATAAACAATTATGATGGTTACACAGGGCAGGGAGATATTCTTACCAAATTTGGTATGAGTTTAAAAGATGAGTTAAGTTTAATAGTATCGAAAGAAAGATTTGAAGATTTCATTTTAACTTTCTTAGAAGAAACTGATCCTGAGATTGAATTAAATTCAAGACCAAGAGAAGGAGATTTAGTCTATTTTCCTTTAGGGCAAAGATTATTTGAGGTAAAATTTGTTGAGCATGAGGTTAATTTTTACCAATTAGGAAAACTATATGTTTATGAATTAAAATGCGAATTATTTGAATATGAGGATGAGGTTATTGATACAACAATCGATGAAATTGATACTCAAATTGAAGATCAGGGTTATATAACAACACTGCAATTAATTAGTGCTGGGCAACTTGCCACCGCTAATGCTTATGTTTCTACTGGATATGTAAGAGAAATATTTTTAAATAATGATGGTTATGAATATACATCAACACCAACCGTTACTTTTGAGAATTCGCCTATTAATGCCACAACTGCAACAGCAGTTGCAATTACAACTAGTGTTGGTGGAGTTAGATCTGTACAGTCGATACTTTTAACAAATGCAGGAACTGGTTATACAGTAGCACCAAAAATTACTATTAGTGGTGGAGGAGGTACAGGAGCAGCAGCAACATGTTCCATTGAAACAACACAGCAAGGTGTTTATAAGATTGACATGTCTAATAGTGGTTTTGGATATGTTAATCCGCCTGTGGTTACAATTAATGCTCCAGTTGGTGGAGGTACTACTGCTACCGCAGTAGCAGTAATTGGTGCTGGACAAACAGTTCAATCTATCAGAATTACAAATCCCGGAATTGGATATACAACAAATCCAATAGTTACTATACAAAATCCACCTTTATTGGTTGGAGTTGGTACATTTATTTTCAATGAGGAAATTATAGGATCTACATCTGGAACCAAAGGAAGAGTTAAGTCTTGGGATAAAGATACAAAAATTCTTAAGGTTTCTTTCGTAGACAGTACTGCAACAAAAGGATTCTATGCTGGAGAAATTGTGGTTGGATCCGATTCTGCAGCAACATATTTGGTAGGATCATATAGTAATTGGGATCAATATGATAAATATAGTGAAAATCAAGAAATTGAAATTGCATCAGATAACATATTAGATTTTTCAGAATCCAATCCATTTGGGGTATATTAATGTTAGGAACCTATTATTATCACGAAATTATTAGAAGAACTGCTATTTCTTTTGGAACTCTTTTTAATGAGATTTATGTAAGACATAAAGATTCTTCTGATGATAGTATTAGTGAAATTAAAGTACCTCTGGCATATGGACCTATTCAAAAGTTTCTTGCAAGAATAGAGCAGCAACCAGAATTAAATAAACCAATTGCGATGACTTTGCCAAGACTGGCATTTGAAATGAATTCAATTCAATATGATCCAACAAGAAAGGCAAATATTACCCAAACATTTAGTGCAGTTTCAGGATCTAATATAAAAAAAGTATTTTTACCAGTTCCTTATAACATTGGGTTTCAATTAAATTTAATATCAAAATTACAAGATGATGCTTTACAAGTCGTAGAACAAATTTTACCATTTTTTCAACCATCATTTAATTTGACAGTTGACTTAATAGATTCTATTGGAGAAAAGAGAGATACTCCAGTTATTTTAGATAGTGTAACATTCACCGATGATTATGAAGGTGATTTTTCAACAAGAAGAGTGCTAATTTATACTTTTAATTTTACAGTCAAAACATATCTGTTTGGTCCTATTGCGGATTCTACAGATGGACTTATCAGAAAAGTTCAAGTTGATATGTATACTGATACAAATACTTCAACTGCCAAGAGAGAAATGAGATATACAGTACAACCAGATCCTATTACTGCACAACCGGGAGATGATTTTGGATTTGATGAGGAATGGATATCTTTTGGAGATTCTAAAACCTATAGTCCAACTCAACAAAAGGATATTTAATAAATCATGAAAGACAATTATGAAAGTTTAGATATTGCTTTAAATGTTGAAAGTAGTATTGTTGAGACAAAAAAAGAAGTAAAATCCGAATTAACTTCTCCTAATACAAACACGAATGATATTAAAAAAGATTATGAATATACTCGTGCAAATTTATATTCATTAATTGAAAAGGGGCAAGAAGCAATTGATGGGATTATGGAGTTGGCGGGAGAAGGTGGCAGTCCAAGAGCATATGAAGTTGCGGGACAATTGATTAAAAATGTCGGTGATGTCACAGATAAATTGATAGATCTTCAGAAAAAACTTAAAGAAGTTGAGGAAGATAATGTCAAAACAACAAATAATACGATGAATAATGCGATTTTTGTTGGATCTACTTCAGAATTATCAAAGTTACTCAAACAAGGTTTTCTAAATAATAAAGAGTAAACGTACATTCTAATGAGTTGGTCTGACAAATATAAAAGATCAATTGATTGTGATAATCCTCAAGGATTTTCTCAGAAATCTCATTGTGCTGCTCGCAAAAAAAGACAGAAAGGTGAAAAAACAAAATCCAAGTCTCCCTTTAACGAAATGCATGAAATAAAGTCCCATAAAACAGTTGAACAAATTGCAAAGAAACATCGTCTTGAAGTTTCTTTTGTAAAGAATCAACTTAAAATGGGAATTCCCATAGAACATGAGCACACTAAAGATAAAGATCTTGCAACTGATATTGCTCTTCAACATCTTGATGAAATTCCAGATTATTATACTCGTTTGAAAAAAATGGAATCCTCTGCTAAAAAAGAGCACAAAAAATTTAAAGATGTAAAAGAAGAATTTGATTCTATTTTAGAAGGTAGAAGAGATAATAAGGGAGCAGGAGATCCAGATTATTCTCTTCGTGATTGGTTTAAAGGTGGTGGATGGATACAAGTAGCAGGAAAATATAAGGGAAAACCTTGTGCTAAACAACCGGGACAAAAAACAAAACCATTTTGTCGTGATGCTGATGATGCTGCCGCAATGAGCACTGCGGAAAAGAAAAGAAGAACTACAAAAAAACGTAAAGAAGATCCCAATCCAAATAGAACAGGTAAAGCAAAAATGATAAAAGCATCTTACCAACCAGATGGACAGCAACTTGATGAACTATGGGGAAAAGTTGCACTTGCGGCAGGTGCTGCAGCAGTTCCATATCTTATGAAAAAGTATGGCAAACCTGCAGTCGATAAAGCAATTGACTCTCCAGCAACTGGATCGGGTACTCTAGTAGATAGAATAAAGAAAAGAAGAGATGCTACAAATAGTGCAATTCAATCTCTTGAAAAAAATTCATTTGAATTGGAAGGTGAAATAATTGATGAGAAGAAGGATGCATGTTATCACAAAGTAAAATCAAGATATAAAGTTTGGCCAAGTGCATATGCATCTGGAGCACTGGTTAAATGTCGTAAAGTTGGTGCCTCAAGTTGGGGAACAAAATCGGAAGCAGTAGAAATGATCAGATATTGCCCAAAATGCGAAAAAAATGAATCCCGCAGTGAGTGCAAATATGGAACCAGATATTGGGATACATATTCTATGCCTATTTCTCTAGGCAAAAAATATACACCTAATACTCCACATCCTGGAAATATGCCAGAAGGATATGATCATGAATATTCTATGGCTCGCTCAGAACTTTCTACAATTATTGCAGCAGCAAAAAGACTTCGTAAAAAAATGAAGGGTGAAGGTAATATTGAAGCATGGGTTCAGTCAAAAATTACAAAGGCAGCAGATTATCTGGATAGTGCAGCAGACTATGTGGATAGTGGAGAGCATAATGTTGATGAGGCGAAAAAGTGTTGGCCAGGATATGAGAAAAAAGGCACCCAGAAATTGTTCGGAAAAACTTATAATCGTTGTGTGAAAAATGAACAGTTTTCCAACTGGAGAGAAGAATTAATTATCTTGGAAAAGTGGGAAGATAAATTAAAAAATATGACTCCAGATCAAATTGAAAAACTTAAAAAATCAAATCCTGGTGCTGCAGAAAAAATTGACGCAATGAGAAAACAGGCAAAATCAGCAACACCAAAACCAGTAGGTTCTGGATCACAATTACCTAGTGTACCCAAATCACCAGCAACACAGAATAGAGGTCAAAATCTTAGAGATCCTAGAGCACAAGATCGGATGACTGCGGCACGTAGACAGGGATCACAAAATGTAGCAGCGGCACAAGCAAAAAGAGCAGCAAAAACTGCAGCAAAACCATCACTTTTAAAAACATTATCAAAAGTAAAAAATCCTAGAGTTGCAATTCCATTGGCAATTGCGGGTGGCATTTATGGTTTATTGACTAGTCCTAAGAAGCAACAAAAAGAAGATTATTCGAATTGGAAAGAGGAAATGGGTTTGAGTGAGGATTGGCAAAAAGTCAATCGTAAAGATAAAACTGACGGTCTGAGTCAAAAAGCAGTTAATGCATATCGTCGTGAGAATCCGGGTTCCAAACTTCAGACTGCAGTAACTGAAAAGAATCCAAAAGGTAAGAGAGCAAATCGTCGTAAGAGTTTTTGCAGACGTTCTAAAGGACAGCAAGATATGCACAATATAGATTGCTCAAAAACACCAGATAAACCTATTTGTAAAGCAAGAAGAAGATGGAAGTGTTAATTCATACCTTTTTCATTACATAAATAATTATAGAGTAATGAAAAAGGTATGAATACTAAAATTTGCACTAGATGTAAAGAAGAAAAGTCTAGAGATACTATAAATTTTCCCCCACATAATAAATGTAAAGATGGTTTGGATAGTTGGTGTAGAAAATGTAGGGCAACTTATAGGGCAGAAATATGCAGAGGAAAATTTAGAGGACAACTTTCTGATAATGAAGTTAAAGAATTAAAAAAACAAGAAAAATGCGATATATGTGGGGGTAATGAAATTGCAGGATCTAGAAATAATATTCACGTTGGGAAAATATACGCACTAGTAATGGATCATAACCATAGTAGTGGAAAATTTCGTGGAATGTTATGCCATCATTGTAATAGAGGTTTAGGAAATTTTAAGGATAATATAAATACTTTACAGGCAGCAATAGAGTATTTAAAAGAAAGAGATAAGTAATGAAATCATTTCAACAATTTATTTCAGAAAGTATCAATATTTCTGGAGATTTCAATGGAAATCTCTATATGAATGCATCACAACCAGAAACTACCAAAGAGTCTTTTCTTGCTGATGTAGTTTGGCAAGGAAGACTTTATCGTATGGAAGTTGAAGGTAAACTGATGGGTAAAAATGAACTTGCTGAACAACTTCAAGGAGAATATCCCGGAGCAATCGTTCACAATGTGTATCCAACAGAGTCTACTTCGATTAAAGTAAAGAACGCAGAAAGATACAGACCAGAAAGATTATCGTGGGGTGAGTGATAATGGCACAATTTAATAAAAATGATCAGGACTTTCTAAATCAAGAAAGAACTCTTTTTGAAGTCAATATGATTGCCAATAAAAATGGCGAGGTTGTTACACTCGATAACCCCTTTCCAGTTACTGGAACTGTAGGCATTTCATCAGAAACTGTTGTAACTATTAATCCAGATACAAATGCCGTTGATGCATTTGGTAGAAGTAGAGTTTCTGAACCTTTTACTCTTGGTGATTATAAGCACCTTTATGCTATTGACCCAAACTTTTTGGATAGTGTTTCTGGTACGGGTTCAACAGTAACATTTTTACAAAACCAAGCATGTGCAAGATTGCAAACTGGGATTGCAACAACAGCGTTTAGTGTTCATCAAACAAAGTTTTATCACCACTATCAACCAGGAAAGGGACAATTAATTTATAGTTCTTTTAACTTCTATGCACCTCAACGAAATGCAACTAAAAGAACTGGATACTTTGATGATAGAGATGGAATTTATTTTGAACAGGTTGGTCTTAATACTTCCGATGGAATAAATGCTGGTATTGGAACAAACAATTGGGTAATCAGAACTTTTGTAAGTGGAATTGCAACAGAAACAAGAATTCCCCAATCACAATGGAACAGAGATAAATGTGATGGAACGGGAACTTCTGGGTTCAATTTAGATATTACAAAAACTCAACTTGCATTTATAGATTTTCAGTGGTTAGGTGTTGGTAGAGTTCGTTGTGGAT